GCGGAACTAGAAAATAAATTAGGTGACTTCTATGGTGCACTTAAATGGGAGATGGCTTCGGCGGATTCTCAAAACGCAAAAAAGTTTTTTGAATTCTAAACTTTTTTTCGTATATTTGTAAAACAAAATAAAATTATGGCAAACACTAAAAAAACAAAAGAAGAAAAGTTAGAACCAATCGGTGAGATTAAACTAGTTAAAACTGAAAAGTTGGAACAATGTGAATGGGTATTCCAATTCGATGGAGATGAACCACAAATATTTGCATGGACAAGCGAAGATATGACAGACGAAGACCCAACCGTAACATTTACTATTAGTAATAATAAAGATGCTTACATATCGTTTACAAGTAAACAAAATGGTAAACGTTTTAAATTATTTGCTAGAGAACTTTCGGATGAAGGAAAAAAATTAAGAGAACATAACCTTAAAAGTGCACAAAATGAAAGTCCGAATAAAGAAGCTTAGTCCATTAGCAATCATACCATCTTATGCCAAAGATGGAGACGCTGGGATGGATTTGGTAGCAACATCAATTATATCAGATACGCCTGAACAAATTACATATGGTATGGGTATTGCTTTAGAAATACCTGAAGGATTTGTAGGATTAATATTCCCTCGTTCATCGGTTAGAAAGACTGGTTTGGATTTGAGTAATGCTGTTGGTGTAATTGATAGTGGATACAGAGGAGAACTCCAAGCTACCTTTAATAAAGTATTTGGTGGTGACCGTTTTTATGATGAAACAAAAATTACGGAAATAACATCGCATGACTTTTATAAAGTAGGTGACCGTATTGCACAAATAATGATTATACCACACCCACCAATTGAATTTGTAGAGGCTGATGAATTATCAAATACCGAAAGAGGCGAAGGCGGTTTCGGTTCAACGGGAAAATAAAAAATAAAAATATGTTTGAATTTAAAGAAGAACAAATAAATCACTCACTATGGGTGGAAAAATATCGTCCATCTAAATTAGAGGATTATGTTGGTAATGAGCACTTAAAAAGCAAAGTAAGTGGTTATATCGAAACTGAAGATGTACCACATCTTTTATTTTTTGGTAAAGCCGGTACTGGTAAAACAACATTGGCAAAGTTAATTGTTAATTCAATTGACTGTGATACTATGATGATTAATGCATCCGATGAAAACAATGTTGAAACAGTACGAAATAAAGTAAAAAACTTTGCATCATCGATGGGGTTCAAAAAATATAAAATCATTATATTGGATGAGTTTGATTATATGACTCCAAACGCACAGGCAATTCTTCGTAACTTAATGGAGACATTTAGTAGACATTGCAGGTTTATTTTAACTTGTAATTATATTGAAAAGATTATTGAACCAATTCAAAGCCGTTGTCAAACATTTCAAATTACTCCACCAACTAAAAAAGATGTGGCAATTCAAATGAGTAAGATTTTAAAATCAGAAAGTGTTGAGTTTGACCCAAAAGATTTAGTTCCAATTATTGATTCTTCTTATCCGGATATTCGTAAAATTATTAACACTTGTCAATTAAATTCTCTTAAAGGTAAATTACAAGTTGATGTGCAAAATCTTTTAGATAATGATTATAAGTTAAAAGTTCTCGAAGTTCTTAAAACAAATGATGATAAGAGAAACAAATACATGAAAATTAGACAAACAATTCTTGATTCAAAAGCTACTGATTTTTCTGACCTTTATACATTACTATATGAAAAAGTTGATGATTATGCGGGAGAAAATACTGCAAATGTAATTTTAGTTTTAGGTGATGGCGTTGCTAAATCCGCAGTAGCAATTGATAAAGAAATTATTGCAGCGGCAACATTAATTCAAATTTTAAATATTATTTAATATGGCAAACATTATCGGACAAGGCGAACCATTAGGAGGACAATCTAAAGTTGATATTTCACAATCAGTACCTATGATTTGTGAGTGTGGATATGATAAATTTATACCAACTGTAAAAGTAAGAAAATTATCAAAGTTATCATTTGGCGGAGCGCAAGATATGGTTATTCCTTTTGATTTGGTTATATGTGGAAGTTGTGGTGAAGAATTTGAACCACTTAAACCCGTTGAATTAAGAGCATTGGAAGCAAAGGATAAAATGGCATCTCAACCAAAAATAGATTTAAATACAAATGGCTAAAGGATTATTTGACCACATCAATGCAATTACAAAAGACCAGGACCCAAAGTATTGGGATAAGTTGGATGATGCTGACAAAAAGACTTGGAGTAATTGGTTAATTATTCGCTATATGTCTATGAATCCCGATTGGGTGGAGATGATAGCGGAAATACAACCATACATTCAAGAAGCGCCTCCCAAAGCGGTTTATAAGGCATTGATTGGAGTCATACCGAAAGGTAAAACATATCTTCGTTATATGAAAGGTAAATCGGTAAAAGATTATGAACAATGGATTATCGATTTAGTAGCTAAATGGTTTATGGTTTCTACCAAAGAAGCATCCGAATATTTGGATATACTATATGAAAGTACCGCTGGTAGGGAAGAAATTAAACGAATTGCGGAGGCATACGCTACAAATCCAAAGGAAATTACCAAGCTAAAGCTTAAAGTATAATTTGGTAATCTCACCTTTTTTTCGTATCTTTAAGACTTAAATAAACTCAATGGCAAAAGTATCATTTTCGCAGTACTCAATGTGGAGTAGCTGCCCTCAACAATATAAGTTAAATTATATAGATAAATTAGGTGAAAGTTCGGGTAACATTCATACACTATTTGGTAGTGCAATGCACGAAACTATCCAACATTATCTTTCAGTAATGTATGGTGTATCCAAAAAACAAGCCGATGAAATTGAATTGGATAGTTTGTTATTGGATAGGATGAAAGAAAATTTCACCAAAGAAAAACAAGCCCTTAGCGAAGGCGCTCCGTGTACTCAATTAGAATTAGAAGAATTTTATGGAGATGGTAGGAGAATTCTTAGTTGGTTCAAAAAATATTGTAGTAAGTTTTATTCCAAATCTGGTTATGAACTGGTTGGTATTGAAATTCCACTAAATGCAAATATTAAACCGGGCGTACATTTTATTGGATTCATTGATATTGTATTGAGAGATTTAGCTGAGAACTCAATTATTATTGTTGATTTAAAAACATCAACAATGGGTTGGAATCAATATCAGAAAGCGGATAAGATGAAAAATTCTCAAATCCTATTATATAAAAAGTACTATTCAGAATTATTTAATATTCCTCTTACTAAAATAAAAGTAGAATATCAGATAATGAGACGAAAACTACCTGAAGATTCTGCATTTCCAATTCCATATATATCAAAGCACGTACCACCCAATGGTACACCATCAGTTAATAAAGTTTATGATGAATTTATGGAGTTTATCAATACCGTATTTGATGATGCCGGTAATTATAAAGATATCCCATATCCTAAAATACCTGGACAAAACAAAAAGAATTGTAAATGGTGTGAATTTATGAGTAGAGGAATTTGTGATGGAAAAGCTTAAATAAAAAAGTTTCTTAAAAATTATTGTTTTTTTATTTACAATATACTTATATATACAAATATATAAAACAATATTCACAATGGAACAGGAAAACACAAAACTAACAACCGTAAAAATATTGAAAGATGTATATTCATCATTTAAAAAAGTATCCTTTAATTCAGATGTTACCCTACAAAAATTGGTAAATAGAACTGTGGAAAGATACGTTTCAGACGAAGGGTTTAGAAGCGAAATGAATGAGTATGTAAAACTGCAAATATCAGGTTCACAATTTTAAAAATACTAAAATAAGTTATGGCAAAAAAGAAAATTCTACTACTTTCAGATGATTTAAGAATGGCTAGCGGTATTGCCACCGTATCAAAAGAATTAGTATTAGGCACGGTACACAAATACGATTGGTTTCAAGTAGGTGCGGCAATTAACCACCCTGAAGCTGGTAAGGTTTTAGATGTAAGTGAAGATATTCAAAAAAGTTACGGAATAGCCGATGCTAACGTAAAGATTTTACCTTGGAACGGATATGGTAATGCTGATTTGATTAGGCAATTAATCAATGCAGAAAAGCCAGATGCTATCCTACACTTTACTGACCCACGTTATTGGACATGGTTATATGATATCGAACATGAAATCAGACAAAATGTTCCTCTTTTATTCTACGCAATTTGGGATGATTTACCAGACCCATTATACAATCGTAACTACTATGAAAGTTGTGATTGGATTGGTTGTATATCACGCCAAACATATGGTATCATAAAAAGATTATCAGCGTTAGATACTAAACCAACTTGGAAACCTAAAAAAGATTGGCAAGTAAGTTATGTACCACATGGTATCAATACAAACATTTATAAACCAGCTGAAGTACCTGCTGAGTTCCGTAAGGAAATTTTAGGTGGTAAGGATTATGAATTTGTATTGTATTGGAGTAATCGTAATATCAGAAGAAAACAGCCCGCAGATGTTATTGTGGCATTTAAAAAGTTTTGTGATAAAATTGGTAAAGAGAAAGCTGATAAAGTTTGTTTGGTAATGCACACACAACCGGTAGATGATAATGGAACAGATTTACCAGCGGTAATCGATGTGATGGCACCTGATTGTAATATTATATTTTCTGAAAAAAGAAGACCTCAAGAAGAATTGAATCTTATTTACAATATAGCAGATGTAACTATTAACATAGCTAACAATGAGGGATTTGGATTAGCAACTGCAGAATCGGTAATGGCTGGAACTCCAATCATTGTAAACGTAACCGGTGGATTGCAAGACCAATGTGGATTTGAAGTTGATGGAAAAATGCTAACCGCAGAAGATTACATTAAGATTGGTTCATTGCACGAATGGAGAAAGTGGGAAGGTAAAGCGATTCCTGGTTCTTGGGTAACACCTGTTTGGAGTAGAGCATTGGCATTAGCAGGTTCAGTTCCCACACCTTATATTTGGGATGATAGAGTTGATATAGAGGATGTTGCAAATGCGATTGAGAAAGTGTACAACACTCCAAAAGAAGTTCGTAAAGCAAACGCATTAGAGGGTAGAGAGGCGTTTATCAATCAAATGGGATTAACACACACAAATATGTGTCAAACATTAGTTAATGGAATTGAATCTACATTTAAAAATTGGAAACCGAGAGAAAGATTCGAAGTATTTAAAATAAAATAAGTTATAAAGATGAAACCAACATTAGTATTTCAAGGACCTATATTCACAAGAAGCGGTTATGGTGACCATTGTAGAGATTTAATGAAATCCCTACGAAAGATGGACAAATACGATATAAAGATTATCCCACTGCGTTGGGGAAATACCCCACAAAATCAGGTAAGTGACCAAGATGAATTTGGTAGGTGGATGTTAGAGAGAGTTATTGGTAGTATTCAGCAAAAGCCGGATGTGTTTATGCAAGTTTCAGTAGCAAATGAGTTTGAACCAAAGGGAAATTATAACATTGGTGTAACTGCCGGTGTAGAAACTACAATAGCACCAAAGGATTTTATTGATGGTTCTAACAAAATGGACTTGATATTAGTACCATCTAATTTTACAAAACAAAATTTAGGCGGAACTGTATATCAGCAAAAAGACCAAGCGTCTGGACAAATTGTTGGTGAAATTAAAACAACAACTCCCATTGAAGTTCTATTTGAAGGAGTTGATACTGAAATATTTTCTAAGGGAAGTGGTAAAGATGTATTAGCAAATGTTAACGAAGATTTCAACTTCCTAATTGTGGGACATTGGTTAAAAGGTGATTTGGGACAAGATAGAAAAGATATTGGTATGGCAATTAAAACATTTGCTACGGTATTTCAATATCTACCAAAAGATAAAAGACCTGCATTGGTTGTTAAAACATCGCATGCTGGATTTAGTGTGATTGATAGAGAAGAAACTCGTAAAAAAATAGATGATGTTATTAAATCATT